ATCAATCATAAACTGTGTAAGTGGATCTTTATTATCACCACGTACAGTCCTAATGTAATACTGTGAATGTCTAGCATGAATGCCACTAGCTGAATCACATAACTGCGATACAGTTCCACTAGGCTTGACACATGTTATTGAAGTACTTTGTGGTATGCCAAATTTCTCAGCATACGTTTTGTTAGTGTCAATAGCAATCTGTTTTAATGTTGCTAATCGTTCAGATAACTTTCCCTTTTTACCATTAGTAAGAGAATTGTCCATGATTCCAGTAAGACTAACACCTAGCAATCTTTCTTCTTCAGTATTGTGTTGCCACACTTTTCTTAAATAAGGAAACTTAGTTAGCCTAGCTTGCATAGTTCCTAGTATAGTTGCCAATCTAACTTTTCTAGCTAAGTCTCGCTCATCATCGTGTTCTCGTATAACAACTTCTGTTAGGTTACAGAATTGATAAGGACGCAGTATTATTTCTGAACATGGATTACAACCAAAATCATAACTAGAATCTCTTCTACCACTTTTATCAGCTTGTCTTTGTGCTGACGCTCTATTGAAGATTCCTCTTTCACCTGACTTAGATTCTACTAAAGAAGTCCATTCACGTAAGAATGTTTCTGAATCTGGCTTGTCTGTGTAGGCTACAGAATTATTAGCTAATGACATATGTGGAGCAGTCGTATACCACTGGCCTGATTTAGCATGACGCATCCGTATGTCCGATAGGTTGGAAAGGCTAATCATTGCAGATCGTCTAACGCCGCCCATGACTACGACTTCACCTACTTTACACATAAGGCTATGGCATTCGTAGCTTGAAAGCCTACGTCCTCGTGCATTTTGAAATGTGTTTATAGTAAATTGAAACAGTTGGATAAGTGGGCCTGGCCCTGATGCTCTGCCCCCAAATGTCTTTAATCGTGAACCCGCTGGTCGAACTGATGATGTATCATACGTTGGAATCTCACCCGCATAGAGCAGAGAGATCAAAATACGGAACGCTTTTGCCCATCCTTCCTTACTATCTCTGACTTTTATGTTAGTATCGGATTGATACAGATCAGATGGAATCTCTGGAAGTTTCTCTACATACTTCCGTTCAACGCTAAATCCTACACCTGTACCACACAATAGAATGTACATGGTTTCATCAAACGACTTAGGATCATCCACTGGTAAGTAAGCACAGTTATAGCCCGCAGTGTTATCTCTGTCTAAAGCAGGACCTGCAGTCATTAATGCTCTCATCGATGGCATAACTTCTAAATTATGTATCGCTTGCCATAAGTCTAACTTTAACTCCTCGTCAATCGGAACAAGATGATCTTTAGTCATATGGTCAACGTAACGTGTAACAGTGTCTGTCCACGTTTCTCTTCTCTCTTCAGTATCTAGCCATCGTGCATAACGTGATATGGCTATAAAGTTTTGGTAGTCAGTTGGTAGTGTGTTTGTCCTCTGCATGTGTCACCTTTATACTTTTAATTTCTACTCCATCAACATCAAAGATTAAGTCCTCTATAACCTCTTGTATAGCCTCATTGACTTTCTCATCAGTAGGTAGTATATTCTCTTCTTCATCAATGTCAAGTATTAAAAACGCTTTAACTCGCATTGTCTTTTTTCACTGTTTGGATCATCTTATCTAAGTAGAATTTTGCTTTCTCTAGATCTTCTACCCCATTCTTGTATCTATATCTCCATAAGTATTTTATTATATTTCCTTGTAGGTAATACTCATACCCTTCTCCAGTAGCAGATCTTATGGCATCTAAGCATTCCACTCCATACTTATTGTAATGTGGTGGGTTATTTACCATATCTACTAGCGCATCAGATAAGTCATCGATAATTGGTATCATACTCCTTTCCAATCAACTTTAATTACGTTTCCTTTAGTTGATATTATCTTAGGTGCTTTAGAAACCTTTTTCTCTAAATCGTCTTGTTTTCGCAACTCATGCGATACTTTACTTTTTTCTATCTTTGCTCTTTCAGCACAGACCTTCTGTAAAAACTTCTCATCTGTCTCCATAAGAGTTACACACGTATTCATAAGAGACATCATATTTAAAACCATCTCTTGTGTGTCCTTATCATATTTATTTTCTTCTGAATAGTATTCGTGTATATCTACATTACCTGTCCACTTCCCTTTATCATCGTCTTCACAAGAAAGTATTAGAGCAAAATCATCAATTCCCATTTCCATCATTTTTTTTTTCCTTTAACCATTTAATAGGGATTAGTCTAGTCGCATACTTAAATTCATTCTTTTCACACCACATTGCATAAGTAGTTTTGCTACCCTTATATAGCTTACTTCTTTCATTTGTAAAGACAAATCTAATATCTAATTCAGGGTGTTGCTTTTTTACCTCAACGTGCTTTCTTCTATCCTCACTTGTAAACAGACCTTTCGTTTCAATTATAATTCCATTGTCTAAAACAAAGTCAGGAGTGTACACTCTAAAACGTACATCTGTCCACTTGATCTTGAACTCCTCGTATCGCACACAGGACTCATGCTCTTTTATAAAGTCAGCAACCTTTTCTTCTAGTCCACTGCGATACTTTCTTTTGTTATGTCTTCTCTTCATGCTAAAGAAACATACTCTTTCATAGGGGGTTCTTTAGCTCCTTGATATGTTTTGGATGGTAGCTCCTCTAATGTATCCCAACAATCGTATTTGTATTTACAGAAGTGACACTCATCAGGAAGTAACTTATTTCCTGTCTCTTTGTTTCGATATGTTTCCACTACAGGCTCAAAGCACCGTTCAAATGGCTCGTCATTGTTTATGTAAGAAACAGTAGACTTTACATCATTCATAACATCTTCTACGTCCATGTGTTCAGCAGATATATATTTAAACTCTCCATTACTTTTATTGACAACCCACCATCCACCTACATCAACATTAGCTCCCTTTGCGTAAATAGCTAATTGAGGTATGTAGCCAAATGCATCTTTAGCAGACAGGCTACCATAACTGTCAAACTTATTCTTATATGACCAAGCAGATGCAGACTTTACATCATCTACTTTTCCATTAAGTATAAGATCGTATTCACCTGTTATGTTTTCACCCTCTATGTCCATGTCAATTTTGCCATTGTCCTTGAACTCTACTTTCATGGCTCTAAGAATGCCTTTAAATATAGACTCAACAACATCTCCTAAAAACATATTGATAACAAAGTTAGAGGGCAGATCAGAGCCTTCACTAGGCTTGTTCTTATCAAACCACAGTTGGCATCTAGGTCTGCCCAAGTTAGACGGTCTTAATCTAAACTCTTGCCGTGTCTCTCCTGCAAACTGTCGGTGCAAGGCATCCCTTATATCACTAACAACAGTTTCAATAACATCAGAGTCCATTTTTACTTTATTGTTAACGATATCTTTAAGATACGCTTGCGCCAACAGTTCAACAGGATGATTCATTTAGGCCACCTCAATTTCTGGAAGTTCTGCATCTCCAAGAAAGTCATCCACCATGTCAATATCCTCATTTGACATATTGTTTCCCTTCTTTTCGTCATAACTGGACAGAACATAAGAGTTGTAGTTTGCAATCCAATCTAAGAAAGATTGTAGTGTTTCAGCATCTTCAGGACTTACATCCAAAGCTTTGCCATCTAGTTTAGTAAGCACTGTATAGTACTTAGCTCCTGTTGCAATCTCTTGGGCTTCTGTTGTGAAGTCAATCGAATGCTGAATTGGTAGATGCTTGCGTTTGGCAAGCGTATTAAACGGTTCACCAGAGGTTTTAAAACTAGTCCTGTTGTCGATCTCAAAGATAACAGGAATGTCACTTGGTATGTCACTCAACTTCTTCCCTGTTTGATCTATAGGATTCTCCATCGTGGCTAATCCAAAGATGACTCTAACTCTCTTAATAGTTTTAATCACCTTTTGTAAATCTTCACTCAACGCTTTAAAATCTTTAATATAACCAGCAGGTTTTCCACAGTTAAATCCACCGTTAGTATCCTTCAAGTCGCTGTTTAAGCTATCTGCCATAACAGTCTTAACAAAATATCCTGGTGTATCCATGTCTGTAGATTGAACATACTTTTTATACATATACCTCTGCATAAACGGTCTGATCTTTAACTTAGACCCATAGACAAAAATATCGTCAGGCATCTGTATGCAATAAGACCCCGCTTTAACAACCACAGTTTCTGTATCTTCACCATCGATCTTCTTCATCCCCATGATTGGACTATGGATTATCTTAACCCTAGCCAACATAGAAGTTTTTGATTCGGAGTCATCCGTACTATTATCGACTCCCATTAATTTAGACATTGCGGCATAGTTACCTACATTGTCTCGTGTTACTAAATCTGTCTCTGTCATTATATCCTCTCTTTCTGACTTCATAGAACCTATAGTTATACACTAAATATCTCTCGTGTCAAGCCAATTTTTACCTATTTTTGCTTCTAATAGTAAAGGCACATTAAAATCAATATCATAGTATTTGTAGATGATGTCGTGCAGATTTCGGTTTAATTGTGCTACTGCCGCTATCACTCCATCTACTTCATTAGGATGTACGTCTACTACTATCGAATCGTGTACCGTGTTTACCAAACAACTATTCAACTTGTCAAGCTCTTTTTCAAATTCTAGTAAAATAATTGGCACGATGCATCCAGTGGCGAACCCTTGCACTGGATAATTTTTTATCATTGTAAAGAATGTTACTCTTCCATGTGGCCTCCTTTCAGCTTGTGGAAATTCATACTGCCTACCTGATGGTGTGACAATTCTTTTTGTAGCTACAACCTCATCAGCTAATCTCTGATGCCACTTAGCTATGCCCTTATATTTCTCGTTAAAATGCTTGTAGTATTCTGCCTCTGCCTTACTTCTTCCAAAGCCACTCGCTCCATATAAAGGTGCAAATGTATGCGCTTTTGCTACTTGGCGGCTCGTAGGTTGACCAGCATCTGATATAATCTTAGCTGTGTAACTATGTACATCAAATCCTGTCTTT